TTCTTTGATCTAAAAGCATTTGAAGTCCTTTAATTTGATTATTTAAGTAGAATACATCTTGCATGAGTTTATCGATAGATATTTTCTTAGCCATCAGTTACACTTCCATCATTTTTCATTCTCCTCATTGCTTTTACCGTCCATGGTTCAAATACCATAATTTTATCGAGCAATCCACGTGGATTTCCATCAAAGCAAATAGCTCTGTCATCAACATACACAATCGCAGGTGGCTTTTCCTTCATTACATCATCAACAACAATGTCGTGCTTGGCCAGATATTCCTTTACGGCCATAATGCCGTCTGGTGTATCGCAGCGGGTCGATACAACAACTACCCGGTACAATTTCCGAATGTCGTTAATTGCCTCTCGGATTCCCTGCACCGGTGGGTCGGGAATAACCGTTTTCCCCTTCCAACCGGAAGTATAACTGTGAATAACGCCGTCAAAATCAAATACAACAGTTGGTGTCATTTTTCTGCTCCTCCATCCATCTTTGTACCTGCCTTCGAAGCAATTAAAGCATTATGAATACCAGTAGGCCAACGAGATCCTAACTTAATCCAAGTAATATCTTGCTTATCAATAGTGTAAATAGACTTATTCACCGTCTGAATTACTACTTCATTTTCATATACAGACATTACCTTACCAGTGTACATTCCCTTTTCATTTTTATAGGCAATTATATGTCCTGGTCTAAGTTCCTTGATATAGTCCTCTCTCTTCATTTCCATTTTATCACCTCATTCCACTAAGACAACAAGAATCATCGTATTCATTCTAAAATCAGTATAAAATTCTACTACTTCTTTCATAAATAATTTGTTATTATCTCTACTTAGACTTTTCATTATTTCACTTGTTTTTCCATATGCAATTGCTTTCTTGCTTTTATTATCTTTTACTAAAGTAATAGTATTAGATGAAGCTGGAATAAGTAATTCATATAATTTCATTTTAGTTACCTCTTTTATTATTTATTTTAGGGAATAATCCCGATCCCCTTTCGGGGATTTCGTCTTAATCTTCCAAGACTCATCAGGGGATTTCAACAATTCAAATTGAACTTTTCATTTCTCTTCAATTCCAATGGAAAGCACATCTCCATCAGCACGAAGCCCTGTAACCTTGCAATATGCGTATTTATTCATTTCGTTGTACACGAAGTCCACGTACAATCCCCAAAAAATGTCACGCTTCTGAAAGCCACATTCTTGAGCATAAATATGCACCTTCGTAAGTCCACCAATTACGTAACCAATAGTCTGAAGTGCTACATTATTTGCAATCTTCTTCATTTTCATTTTAGTTTCCTCCATTTGTTTGATTATTTATTATGTTGCTTTCCTTTTCCTTAATATTATTATATCACAATTTATATATTTTGTAAACAGGTAAATATAAAGTTTTTTAATTGTTTTTAGAGGATTCCTGCACGATCCAGCATAACTACTACTTGTTCTCGTGTACAATGGGACTTAGGATTAGATCCGTCAGAAATGCCATGCTTTACTGCCTTTTCCATAGCAGACTTAGCATAATCAGAAACCTTTTGATTTGCCTTTTCTTGCTCATATCTCTTTTGATATGCTAACCATTGCTCATAACTCATAGTTTCTTCTTCCTCCTTACTAATAAGCATTTGCTTAAATTGTTTCCATTGAATTTCATTTTCAACAAATGGAGCGGGACAATTTTTACCTGTTACATCATAATGCCGAACTACATGGTCAATATCAATATTATATTTTGCCATTAGTTCCTTTACAAACTTAGCTGCAAGTTTTATAGTTTCTGGCTTAAATGCATATTTACCATTTTGAATTATAGAGCAAAGTTCTACACCAATGGAATTCTTATTAGTACAAATTCCTCTTAATGGATGGTGGCTACTTTCAAGGGATCCACCACAATGCCATGCTGCATATTCATCCTTTACAGAGCAAATAACTTCATTTGGATCAACAAAGTAGTTAGCAGAAGCTCCTACACTTTCTCTTGCAAAGTATTTTGCATTACCACGTGCTGTATCACCATTGTTTGCCGTGTAATGAATAACTATATACTTTATAGAATCCAGACTTCTTCCAGAGGTATAATAATTAGCTCTATTGCAAGGAATATGATCAATCTTCATCTTTATTCTCCTCAGGTATTACTTTGTTTCCAGCCTCATCAATAGCAGTTTTAGCTGCGTGTAAACCTCTTAAAAATATCTCCGGTACTTGTATTCCAATTACCACCATATTTTCAACAATAGAAGTAATTTCGTTTATAATATATACACCAAGAATAAACCAGCCAAACAGATTTAAGAAGCTAAGATCTACTCCAATTTGATGGCCAATCCCTATAAAATATTCAGATATCATAAATGCAATAGCAATTATTACCCAATATGCTACTTTCTTTATAATACCTTCAGTTCCCTTGCCACTCTTTATTGTCTTTGTCTTATAAGCTTTAATATAACCAAAAACACAATCGACGACATTGAGAAACAAGAAGAATAAAAATAAGATTTTTTCATCTCCTACAATAAAAGATAAACCCGTAATAATCGCTCCCCATAATAGATTTGCTTTATCGGTAAACGTATGAATATGTTCCATGTTTACTCCTTTCACTATATTACTCCTAAACTTCTAAAAGAAGGTGCTGAAAAGTATTGCATAAAATCATACACAACTCATTATGAGGGAAATGGTGATACTACTTATTCGATAATCTTTCCAGCCGAACCTTTGTTTTTTATTGTATTTGAAATGGACGAACGATCCTCTTTTTTTATCAAGCTACTGGTTTTTACGTAAATGCAATGCCAAAAATATTTTATAATTTACGAGACATCAGCGACATATCTTATGCTTTAGATAGCAGCATAATTATATTTAATGAATCTGGATTGAACAGACAAGGACGTAACTATTATCTTTTTACTATTTGTGCCTAACTCCCTATTCCACATCAGTAATAGGAGCACCAAAGTAAGCATAAACCAAGTTTAAAGCATAATGAGGATCTTTCGTAATAAGTTTGCCTTCATACCCATACATTTGCACAGATTGTGTATTAAAAAGGGTATTATCATAATAGTTGATAGCATACGGAACACTATAATTAAAAGATAATTGCATTTCACCGTCCCCATATTTTACTCCATCCCAATAAAAAGCAGTTTCCTCATTATTTACTAAAATCAAACCCCAAGCGTTAACCGGGAAACTATAAACTTTTTGTAAGGTGTTCCATTCAAAAGATTGTAAATTTATTTTGTTTAACACACCATAATTTCCATCATTATGATAAACTACGTAAAGAAAATTATTTCTTACTTCCCAAGCAATACCCGTTCTATAACAATCATCTAGAGAGCCAGCATGAGGGGTTACGGTTGCACCACTATATTCTAAAATAGATAATGATGCTGAATCGTGTGCAAAAAATAATACTAAAAATCTTCCATCATTCAACGCAATAGACGAAATATCATCTGCATCCGCTGTATAAGTTATTGCATCAAATTTATCAGCTAATTCGTTATAGTGAATGACTAAAAAATTAGAATTAAGAGAATTAACTGCTAAGTATAGATCATGCTTAAAATACGTAGTATGATCTATAATATTATTATTAAATTGAGCATTATTCCCTAAAGCATATCTTTTTCTAATATACAAATTGCCTGTGGCAAAATCAACTGCAAAAACACTAAAACTACCACCATTTTCTTCTGCTGCCGTAAAAAGAAAAGAATTATCTGACAAAGAACTAATATAACTATAACTTTGAATTGTAAAATTTTTATAATCATAATTAAAATAAGTATTTATGCTACTTTTTATTTCTCCCGTGTTGGCATCAATAAGTAAAATTGCAAAATTGTAAGTATCAATATTAGCTTTAACAACAAAATATTTTTTTTGTTTTGTTAGCATTATAACTTGCGCAGTTCCACCATTCTGAATAGCAATAGAACAACTATTTATCAACATTTTATTGAATGTTCTCCAGCTAGTTATTGTACCATCTTCCAACTCAACTTTACCACCAAATAAGTTAGCCCCTTCTTTTAACAACTTAGGAGTAATATAGTGAGTATCATCAACAGCAGAAGTTACCATATTGGAATCTGCCTTCATAAAATCATAAGCTGCTTTCCAGGTCTGTGGAGTAATGAACTTATTATTTACAGTAAAGTTCTTTGCTTCAGTAGCATCAGCTTTATCTACAATTTTTTGAACAATAGATGCAGAAAGATTATTTGCAAAGGTAGATACTGCATCTGCATCATTTGCATTAAGCCCGTTATTCTGCATCATTTGTCCAATTGCATATGCAACAAGAGATACTTGATATAATGTTTTATTCTGAAGCTGAGAAGAAGCAATACCTTGCTGAACACCATTCAATCTCTGGGTGCTAGTATTATAAGCTTCATCAGTAAGCATATTAGCTTTGTTCTGATCAAATATCTTGATATTATTAGTAGCCATTACTTAACCTCCATTCTATTCACAATAACCAGAAAAGGAAGCTAAGTTAATAGCTTCCTAATCTTTTGCTTATTTTATATCAAAAATCAAAATTCTCAATGCTAATGCAAATAACCGGTTCCTCAAGAGCTTGCTCTGCATGCACTCCAAACACTTCGCAGTTCTTGTATTCAGTTGCAAACTCTAAAGCATCCTTATAACATTTAGCATACCTTGTTAAGTAGCCGCTTGCTTCAACAATATAAAGCTTAACGGGCTGGTTGAGATCTTCACGATAGATCACTTTGAGAATTTCCTTTAATTTCATTTTTAATTCCTCCAGATTATTTTTAGTGTTTATTTATTCCTTGATTATATTATATCACACTTTGGTATACTTGTAAACAATAAAATGAAAAAAATACAAATTATTTTTATACTACAATATACCAATATTCTCCAATATTATAATATGCCTGAGCATTCTTGTCCATTAAGCTAGCAATTTCAGAAGCAGTAAGAGATTCTGCACCACGTTCAATAGCTACATTTTTCTCACCAATCGTAATTACTTTTATATAGCCTAAGTTTGTTTTTGCACAAACATTGATAAAAATATTCTTAACAGTGATTGCTGCCATTTAGAAAACCTCCTATTAAGTAGTAGACCACTTACTATCATCCCAACCTCTAATAAAGTTGGATTCCGTATCCCAACCAAACAGAGGAGAATCAATAACAATATAATTAAGTCGTACACCAGACGGCTTTGGTAATAAATAACCTCTCAGAAGTAATGCAATTTTAGTAGCATTAAAATTCGGATCAATTATCATCACCGTGACTGTCATGTCGAAATTATCTTGAATATCATAAGCACTATCTGGAAAAATTACTTTTAAGATCTTATTCCATCCATCCAAAGTGCCATTCCAATGATTTTGCTGAATCTTACTTTTGATAACCAAGCGATAAGTTTCATCATCCAAAACCAGTGGAATATCTGGATCATTTACTGGAAGTACTCTGTTGATACCCACATTATATCCAAGCTGGTCCAACTGATCTCCAGTTGCTTCATCCAAATTAAAATAAACATCGAATGCTTCAACAACATCAGTACAAGAAAGAATCTTTTCCATGTAAGCTTTATTATACTTTATGAACTTTGGCTTGGTAGCATGTTCATGAGTAATAAGATCTAAATATTCTTCTAACTTTTTCATACCGATACCACCGATACATCAGACTTACTACAAGTAAAAGCTCCATAGTAAACTTGATTTACATCATTTGTGGACCAAGTTGATCCATCATCAGTAGAGCATTCAACCTTTGTAACTGTATAAGCCGGATAGTTTTTAGAATTCATTGCTTCCAGAGCAACAGAGATAAGAACCGAATTATAAAGCGCTTCTGCAATTGACATCTCAGTAATATAAGTAGAAACTGCTTCTTGCATTTTATCTACATAATCACTGGTATATCCATCAAGCTGCTTAATAGTTACCTTTACCTTCACATTGGTATATTGAGGACGATAAAAATTGATTGCAAGAATATTACCCGTTACACTTTGAAGTTTTACAGTAGTTGTACCAAAAGTACCACATCCTGGAGTTTTCTTCATATATAACTCAGTAGCTACATCTACATCGTTACCACCTTCAACGACAAAAGAAATTGTATGCGAAGGAATCCCGGCAGGTACATTAGGTGGCACAGTTCCAGTAGAAGTAGCAGAAGTATCGTTTTCATATCCTCTTACTCGTGTAACTCCTGGAATAGCTACCAAAGATTCTTGTAAACTTTCAAAAATAGAAGAACTTGGACCAAGAACAGATAAAGAAAAACGACCTCTTAATTCAAAATCGTTTTCCACATCAATTCCTGCGGAAGAAGCTTGCTTATTAGTTACCGATAACCATCCATAAACTGGAGTATTTATATTAGTAACTGTATTAGGTAAAGCAGAAACATTTCCTTTTTCCTTACTTGTCGCTGTAACATCAATTGTACCATTAGACGGAATAATTACTTCGTCAGGAAGTTCCCAATAATTTCCATTGTCGTCAGATACTTCGCCATTGCTTATCTTTGTACCATCATCACCGGTTATTGTTAAAACAACAGTAGAAGCAGTAGCTGGTTTTCTTTGAATTCCTGCCAAAGCTACGATATTATCTAAGCCAATTCCAATTGCGTCCTTAGGAGTTCTATTGTTATAAGCCAATAATGCAAGGTTGTAGCTATCATAAATCATTCTTGCAAAAATAGAAATTTGCTGATAGTCTTGGGAATCTGCTTCTAAGTAAATATCATCACCGAATATTTGCTTCATGTCTTCTACAAGCTTATCGACGATTTCCTGGTAAAGTGGAATATGCATTCCAGTACCGTCAATGTATGGACTAAAATACGCCATTATTTAATTCCACCTCCAAATTTACTGTGGTTCCATTTTCTGTAGTTACGTCAATAGTCAGTCCTAACTTTCTAGCAGATATATCAACAGAGATAGAATCTACGCTTGTAACTCCTTCCACTAAGTTAATTTGCTCTGCGCAAAGTAGAATAACCGTTTGTCTTAGATTATTATTGCTTACTTGTCCTAAAATACTTTGGAACATTGGGAGACCTAGAGAAATATCTTCCCACCATTCACCATAGAACAAATAAAGCTTTGTTTTAATAGCTTGTGCTATTGCTTCATCTTTTTCTATATAATCATAGGAATTATTTCCAAATACATAATCCCCATTTTCATCAAGTTTTCTGTATTTCATTTACACACCCCATCTTGTTGAGGTTCTTACAAGACTACCGGAATCTGGATCTTTTACATAATAATGCATTGTAATTCCAAGGGATCCAATTGCTATTCCTGTGCCTGTATTTTGATTATACATACATAAGCAATCTTTTCCCACTTCGTTTTCTCCATATTCTTCTCTTACAATTTTATCCTGGTTAACAAAACCAAATAAAGCTAAACCATCAGAAAGATCATGCCTTCTTTGCTCAACTGGGTTTTGCACATTACCATGCAACCAGAAATTATCGTAAGATAAATCAGAAAAAATTACTATGCATTCATCTCCACGTTTAATTGGAAAATGAATATGATAACCACCGGCAGACGGAAAACATACCGGAACATTTATCAATAATGGATAATTTACATACTGAATTTTACCACTTTCGTCTACATATCTTTCACGTATTGCTGGTTGAACTTCTACAGTTCTTTGCTTTGAATTATATGATTGAACAATGCAAGGTAAACAAACATGCAAATTAGCTGCATCATTTCTACGTTGTGCATCGTTTCTTTGTTCATCTCCACCAAAGAGTTGCCTTGGTGTTAACATATTTGTTTACCTCCATTCATTATATCATAAATTGATTATTCTGTAAATAGTTATTTACCAACCATAAATATCCTTAGAAGCTGTCATTCCAGGTAATAAACCAGCCTGAGAAATAGCATCTATCTCTGTGTACCAGTCTTCTCCTCTGGTATCACCTACATGCCGAATTCTTACTGCTCGATAAATACCTTCCTGATCAAGTCCTCTAACTGGATTTCCTTGCTGGTATTTATATCCTTCAATCTTTTTATTATCAACATGGAATAAAGAATTTATTTCAATTCTTGGATTCATTAGCACCTTTAAGCTAATTCCATACTCAGTTTGAGTTGGTGTTCCAATCAATCCACTATCTGGTCCAAAAGATAAGATCTGTCCCTTTGGTACATCAGTAGCAGAAATAATATTTACTTTACCATCATTTGAAAAATAAGTAGCATTCTCAGATCTTGCAATATCTTTTAAGAATTGCTGAGGACTACCAAACATTACTTTTCCTCGAGGATACTTAATATTGAAATTTGTTAACTCTCCAGCTTGCTGCTTATAAGTTGCTTTAGTTAAAACTGCATTGACTGCATCTCTTGCAGATTGCTGAGCAACTAAAGAAACTCCAACCAATCCATAAGAAGCATAAACTTCTTCGTCCATTGAAACAAGAGTTAATTTATAATCAACTGCATTTTCTTTAGATCTAATTGGTTGAACAACCTTGCCGGCAAAAATTACTCCGTATTGTGAACCAGTATATCCGGCCTCAATTATAATTCTTTGCCCAGCCTTTATGAGCTTGTTTTCTGTGTTAGGACTTAAGTTATAAATAGTCAATGTAGACTCATTTATTTCAAGAAATGCAGTCTTTACTACATTGAATTCGCATCTTAATTCAGAAACATCAAATGCTTGATTATTTCCTAAGTCAATAAAAACTCTGTATCTTCTTCCATATAACCAGTCACTATAAGTTCCTTTTATGCCTTTTATCTCATAGTACTCTCCAGAAGGAAGAAGTGTAGTACCATTTATCGTAGAACCAGAAGATTCCTCAGAAGTACTTGTAGATATTTCAGTTGAATTGGTAGAAGTGGATCCTAAAATACCACCAGTAGGAGTACCAGAACCAGAATATCTAGTTCCTTTTGCAGGAGCTACACCCATACCTAACCATAATGCTGGATTCTGAAAGTACTTACTTTTATTAGTATGAGTAGTTGAATAATCCTGATTAGTAGAAACTCCTAAATGTAAATGCGGACCAGTTGAATTACCAGTACTGCCCATTATACCAATCTTTTGCTTGCCTGCAATTTTTTGTCCAGCTCTAACAACATAAGAAGCAAGATGGGCATATAAACAAGCTGAACCATCTACATTAGCTACCCATACATGATTACCGTAACCTGAGCCATTATTTGGTGAGGCAATTAGTACAGTTCCTGACATGCATGAAACAATCGTTCTATCACCAGAAGTAACTAAGTCCAAACCATAATGCTGCTTTGAAACTTTTCCTCCGCCTTGACGGCTACCAAAGTTTGAAGAAATACTAAATTGACCTAAGAATGGATAATACTTTTGCCTTGCTCTCGCAGCTTTTGCTCTTCTTGTATTATCAGCCATCTTCAAACTCACTCATTTCATTATCTGCCCATATCAACAAATAATTAGTTCCAAGATCTTCATCATCAGGAGCACAATTATCGGTTAATTGAAATGGAGCTACGTAAATACTTCCAATTCTTAAATAGCTTTGTTGTCTAAGTATATTTGCAAATGCATATTGAGAACTTAATAATGGAACATTAACTAAAATTGGTTGCTCAGCAAAAGTATCATATAAAGAAAAATTCCAATACTTTGCCTGATCATTATAGTTTAACTTTATTGTAAAAGTCTTATTTTCATTGTTAACAGGAACTGTGACTCTGAATGTTTGATTAGGAGAATTTGTTAATGGAATCTTATACAAAACTTTCACCTCCTAGCTAATCTTAGTAAATGTGGTTCTTTTACCGGAAAGAGGATTCTGAGCACATTTACAATGTCTAACAGAACCAGTAGCTGGAACATAAATATCAATGATATTATCTACACCAGCTATATCATCTATCCTTCTCACTCCAACTCCATTTATAGCAATTTGATTGCCAAGTTTCAATCCATATTTTCTTAATGTACGCTGAGACATTGCACAAGTAACTCCAACTGTAGCAACTCTGCCAGACGCCGTAGCAGTAGTTCCCCAACCGCCTGCTCCATTGTCATTGCAATTATAACAATAGCAAGTTAATTTTATTCCCTCACCGGCACCACCAGATGAAGCAGACGAACTAAAACCCGAACCCGTTCCAGCTCCAGCACCGAAGCCCATTTGATAAAGAATTGAAGCATCTTCAGAAGCATTTGTTTTAACTGCATTTATTTGCCCCATTTGAGTTTCAATAGTTGTTTGACTTGCACTACTTATTTTTACTGTTTTTACTCTTGCTACTGGTAATTCAACTAAAGTCGCAGTAACATAGAGTCCTCTATAAGTACTTTGATCTTCCTGAGCTTGTAAAGACTTAATAAGCATATTATAATACATACCAAGTTGAGTGCCAACAAGAACAGGAATTCTATCAGTTTGTATCTTTTTAAGAATATTCCAAGCTGTAACTGATCTGCTCCAACCTCCAGAAAATTGTCCTTTTACTAAAGATTGATGAACATCTGACATTCTTATAAGCATTTGAATTTCTGCAGGCTTTACATAAGAATGATCAGATACCGAAGCACCAGTTTCAACCGGATTACTCGTAACTTCTAAATCATGAGTATAATCAACAGACATAAAACCATCAAAGAAGTATCCTGCAATATTTGTCTTGCAAAATATCATGGCTTCGGTTTTCATGCCTTTTGTATTTGTTGCTGAGTTTAATGGCAAACCATTATTCATAAGATCTGCGTTATGAAGTGTTGTCTTAATTGTTGCTGCTGTAGCTGCAGCTATAGATCCTGCAACTAAACCTGGAAATAATAAAGCCATTAACTCACCACCTTACTTAAATACATCAACATCTTGCAAAGCCTTAGAAACTCCTCTTGCTGTTTTTGAAGCAACATCAGAATTACCATAAGATTTTACATTAACGTTTATGTTTGCAGTCTGTCTACGATTATCATTTCTAACATTAGAATTAGTCGTATTTGTTGTTCCTCCAACAAGTTGACCTTGATTCTTTGTAGACATTGAATTTGTATAATAAGTTCCAGCTTCTATTTGATCGCTTATGCTAGACCTAATATCCTTAGAACCAGGGATCCAATCAAATAAACCTGTATCCCATAACCACTTTGCTCCTCCCTTTGCAATATCATAAAGAGCTGAGCCAAAGTTACCTTCATAAGAATTTTGACCTACAGACCTCCACATAGAAGACTTATCAATCTTATCCCAGTTACCTGTAATAACAAGAATCCAGTTGCCTATTCCTGCAACCAATTCAAGAATCGCATTCAAACTTTCAAGAATTGTGCCGAATAATGTATCGAAGAAACCAGCATCTTTCAAAGCAGTCCAAGCATTATACCATGCTGTTCCTATATCTCCAATAGTTTGCTGGATTTCTCCTAAAGCACTTTTCGTATCTCCTAAGTCTCCAAATAACTGTTCAAAGTAGTCAAGACTTATTATCTCATTATTTCCATCATTTGATCCGAAAAGATTACCCCAATCAAAAGCAGATTTACCACCTCGTTGATATGTATAATAATCATCCAACAAAAGTAGCAAAGCAGTTATTCCTGCTATGAATAATCCAAGTGGACCCATTTTTAATGCCCCAAGAAAAGCAGTAGCTGCTAACGCAGCAGTCTTAAATCCTGAAGGCATTCTGTCGAATATGTTTTGTAGTCGTTCTTTCATATTTTTTATAAATTGAATAGCAACCTTTGCAAGCCTTACTACCCAAGAAATATATTTTGCAATTTTTTCTGTTACTACTGGTAATTTGTCAACAAGATAATTATTGAATTCCTTCATGGCATCCTGGGCATTCCTAAAATCCTTGCCAAGATATTGGCCAAGATAATAAGCTATCCATCTAGTAGCCATAGAAAGAATTACTTTAGTCTTATTTATCTCTTGATTTATATCACGAATTTGTTTTAATGTATTTTCAAGTTCTGCAGGAGCTTTTAGACTGGAAGCAAAATTCTTAAGTTGAAGCATATTCTTGTACTCTTCTGGAGTCATATAGAATATATCTTCATAGGACGCACCCATGGCATCCAAAGCTGTAGTTAATGATCTTGCATTTTCTTCTGTAGTCCACATTCTTCTTGCCCAACGTTCAGTTGCTAAATCAGCAGTTGCAACATTAGACATAAACTTTGCGGTACCAGTAGTAATTGTTAATAAAAATCCACCAACAGCAGTTCCTGCTTTAGCAAAATTCTTAACAAACTTATTACCAATAGAATCTGCAGATCTCTCTACTTTAGAAAGTCCATTTTGCAATTTACTTAAGCCAAGTTCATCTACATCCCAGCCAAGTTTTACAAGATATTCCTTAAGACTTTCTACTTTACCAGCCATTTACTCACCTCCCACTATTTTCTTGAATATAATCATTTACACGGGCTTCGTTCTCAGACTTAACTTGAATCATCTCAACTGCATCTGCCCAGTCATCAAATGTATATGTACCATCCCATAATTCATGTTGTTTCCACATGCCAGAAATAACTGGCAGATACAATTGAGGATTCAAATTTTCATACAAACAAAAATTTATTTTGTGTTGTCTAATAAGGAGCTCAACCCGTTTTCTCCGAAAAAATCGGAAAAGTTAAACGTTACCGTAGCAATAAGTAATTGAATAGCAATCTGAGACGTAAAATCCATAATACCATAGGTTCCATCATCTCGAACTACCGGAGCATCTCCAGCAGGAAGAACTTCAGAACAAACAGAAAGAATGTCTCTCTGAAATTCCAGGAAGTCCTTCTTGCTCATATTTACTCTGCTTACATTACTCGTAACAGCATCCGGAACTCCTACCTTATCAGAGATTCCAAACGGAAGAACAAACTGAACCAACTGAAGCAAAATGTAATTGCCCATAAGTGGATCAAACTTGTTAATCTTAAAAGTTCTTTCGTTAATATCAATTAACTTTGAATTTTGTCTTTTCGAAATATTTTCAATATTCATTCTTTAATAAACTCCTTTTTTACTGCTGCTCAGCATTTGCAGCCATAAGAACCCATTGCTTAGTCTCAGCGGTAGACTTAAAGGATCCACCAGACTTCTTCTGATGAGAAACACCAGTACAATTCCACTGCTCACCAGTAGACGAATTCTTAAGAACTACCGAAGCAATAGCAAATTGCTGAGTCGGTGCACTCTCAATATAGTTTGCCCACTTAGTAAGCCAAGTATTAAGCTCAGAAGTTTGCAGAGCATTGATAGTAATTGTTGCATTCTTCTTAACAGACTTAGAAACAATAACTGCCAGGTCAGCTGCTACTTCATGAGTAGTTACATCATTAGCAAACTCAATAGAAATATCACCAATACCGGTACCATAAGCATCAAAGGAACCAACAGCAGGATGCGAAATAGTAAGAGAAGTATCTTCAAACGAATAAGTATAAATTCTCGCCATTTTATTTCACCACCTTATCGATTTACGTAAACTCGAATAACTACATGCTCAATAGCTCCTGCTCCCTTTAAGCAAACATAAATGGGAGGAGTAACTCGCTTTTCACGATCAGTTGCGGACTGACTTGCAATAGTATCAGCCATAATTACGTAACCACCAGGAACAGAATCACCAGTGTTAAGATCCTTTACAGAATCACCAGTCCAGATTCCCGTAGCAATTACACCCATTTGAGCCAAAGCTTCGCAACCATTCATAATGAAAGTAATAATAGTATTTAAGCCAGACTCAGTTTGAGGAATTAGCCTACGAGATACAAGACCTGCAATAGTATTTTCCTGAATTAAGAACTGTGCTGCATCAAGTAAGAATACTTCATCAACATGAGTACCATCAGCAGTTACTCCCTGCAGATATAAGCTATAAGTTCTACCTACTCGAATATAGCTATTGCCATTATAGCTCTGTAAGTTAGTAAACTGAATGTTATCAATAACTTCGGGTTCAAAACCAACAAGAGTCTTAAAAGCCATAGTATATGCACTATTTGCCTGCATGCTATTTAAGCCACAAAATACGCCAAGTAATGCACAAACTTCGTACTTATTGGTAAAATAGTTACCACAAGTTCTCTTATACTTTGCAGATTGTAAAGTCTTAAGAATATTAGTGGTACCAGACTTTAAGCAATTTTCATCCTTGGTCTGAAAAAAGAAAACTGTCGGAGAACTAAATGCTTCAACTGCAGCAGAAATTGCAGCAATCTTGGAATCATCAGTATCACCTGCAAAGCAAAAACCATACCACTCATCATTAGCATCTCGACATGCCTGTACAGCTTGCAAAGGAGTCTCAGAAGTTCCTTGTACACCAACAAGAACAGAACCAGAAACAGGATTCTGAGCAAAGTAATTCTGAACGGCTAAGTACTCATCATCAGTAGCTTGGAAGCCATCAGTTATCATTTGCGTTTGCCAAGTAGTGTACTGATATTCCTTATAACGAGTTTGAGTAGAAATTGCAGTAGAAGTACCAATAATCAATCCTAAGTTAAAATTAGAAATAATTGTAGTTGGATCACTAACTTCTACAGTAATATCTACAATGTTATTCATAGAAATACTCAATTATTTACCTCCGTTCTAATATCAACAGATTCAAATGCAGATACATCATTTTCAATTTTTACTGTGTTGTAAAAATATAAATCCATGTCGTATCTTGTCCACCATCTGTCGTTTATTCTTTCCTGAAGTCTAATTACACCATTAGTTCTTTCCGGAATTATATGAAGATACATATTTGATAAAGCATAATTTACATCGGCAGAATAAAGCATATTCTGGAATCTTATTATACTCTGATCAGTATTTTCTCCATAAGTTGTAATATGCAATCTTAAAGTTCTTTGAGAAAATTGAGTTTGTCTGAACTTACCAATTGAATCTATATATTTTTCTTCTCTATGCTTATAAGATTCTCTGTCATCCACTTCTGGAAAAACAGAAATAAAATAAGCCATTCTATCAATGTTAAAAGCCGGTCTGCCTTCTTCTGAATATGCTAAAAGTACTTTATTCTTATTTACTCCAGTATATTCAACAAATAATCCTGCAAAGAATTTTTCTATTTCTTTTACAGTTTGTAATATTTCAGCCACTTAACCACCTCTTATCGAAGTAGAAACAGCCACATTTTGAGCATACCCATATTGGCTATTATTCTTCACTTTAATTACTTTGTATTCTTTACCTTTCCAAATAACAATGTCAGACAAATATCCTTGTCCTATATTTGCTCCATTTCTACCGTCTCCAAGACCAGTAGTAAAAAGAGGCAAATAAGTAAATACATTTATATACTCAGAATCCTCGTCAAAATTATCTCCAAGTTCAGCCTTTAAGTCGTCTGCAATGGTTATAATTCCAATCATTTTGAATTCTGTTTCTTCTATTGTTTGTTCAAAATCTTCTACAGTAGTTTTTCTACGTCTTACTTGAACACCATTTGGTTGTGTAAAGTCCGGATCATTTATCAATTCAGAAACATTTATCATTTAGTCCTTGTGCCCTCCTTATCAACAAAATAAGTTATTGATTTTCTAAGTTCTCCAGTATCAATAAGAGGTCGAGGATTTGTACTACCTTTTCTTTTCTTAATTGCAATTACTGCTGGAGAGTTAGGAGGCCAATTGTTTTCTGGATTTGTAAACCAGCTTCTTGAAGCATTCTGAGCATACATTCCTGCTAAGCTTAAATGCTTAAAAGCTTTTTCTTCGTTTACTTCAAGTACAGCTTTCGCAGCCGCCTTCATTTGATTTGTTATTTTATCTCTAGCATTTTCTATAGCCGGTTCAATAACCGGTCTTGCTGGTATATTATTTACTGGGCTTCCTTTTGTATGAATAAAAAGAAGGTCAGCATTTGTTATACCAACCTTTTCTTCATTGCCTTCTTCTTTTCTTTCAGTTGTATCTTCTGGTATTCCAACATAAACTGGATTATTTTTAAGAAACTTTAGAGCTTTTCTTAATTTCAAGAAATTATCAAATGATTCCTTAAATTCAAAATTAGCCATTCACCCACATCCCAGCATGCCCATAAATCTTAGTTAATGTAACTAACTGCTGGCCATACGCTGTTAATTTCCAAGTTCCATATCCTTGAAGATCATCAGTTATTCCCAATAGATCATAAGAAATAGATAAACCATCAACAGATTTAGAAGTTGCTACACCAGTTGGTAATGCTCCTTGCAAAGCACTTTGAGCATCTGCATCTCCTTTTTGCGTTTGGAGAAACAAAGTAAAATAATGTGCTAAATATAAACACATTAAGTACTTCCATTGGCCTTTGTATCTATCATACTTTATAGCCTTATCAGCCATTACTAAAACCAACTCAAAGAATGGAGTTGGAATAGATGGATTTTCTGGATCAAAAGTATCAGAAATTGGAAAAACAGGAAATATACTTGTAAAGTCTTCTTTTGTAAATTGTGGATTGTCAGTAAGTATAGTGTTGGAGACTCCATTAAATGCCTCCATGAACATTGTAGCATTATTTTGATAACCAAGCATTTGCCAAAGATCTGGAATAGGCATTTAATGGATCCTCCTTCAACTTTAATTACTCAGCTTCAGAAAGCTTCTCTTCACGAAAAGCATTCATAATCAGAGACTTAATCTTACCGGTCTTCTCAGTACCCTCAAGCTTAATGTCCATATCTTCAGCCATCTTAATAGCCTCATCACGGGACTTCAGCTTAAGCTCCTCATAAAAAGCTTCCTCCTCAGACTTCGGAGTAACTTCCTTTACATTGGAATTATCAACAAAATCATTCTCGATCTTGCTCTTGTTCTCATTATCTACGATCACGATGGATCCTTCAGCAATAGCAGCCTGAAGCATTGGATCCTTAACCATAGAATCCGGAATAGTCTGAAAACCACCCGGCTGAGTAACAATACAAGTGCCCATTGGATTTGCCTGAGTTACGCCTTCACCAATTGCAAAAGCCTTTTTCGAAAAAATCTTCATTCTTTAGAACCTCTTTCTTTAAATACCGTCAACATAACGAGCAGGCTGAGTATACAGGAACTTTACCTGGCCCATCTGAGCTGCATAAATAGTAATATATGCAAACTGAAGAGCAGAAGGCTGAGTCATTGCTCGAGTAAGCGGTACCGGAAGATCAAAGTAAAGCTTATCCTGATCATTTACATAAACCATCATTCGAGCCTTATTATTAGTACCAGCACCGTTAAGCCAACGACAAGGATAAATCTGGAGATCATGGCCCTGATTCTTAGCAATGTTGTTCTTTAAAACATAAGAAAGAATGGACTCATCACCAGAAGTACCAATACGAGTAGAAGCAATGTAAGAATAACGATCCGGCGGAAGCAGAATGTGATTTGCCATTGCAGAATCATCATACTCAGAAGCTGCCCAAGCCTCGGTAAGAGCCTTGTTAATATCCCACAGGATTTCGTCTACAGTCTTCTTTTCCCACTCAGTAGCACCAGCTGCTCCAACCGGAGCCATTGCAGCAACAATGTCAGTGTTATTAACAAGACCAGAGATATTTACAGAGGAGAAGCCACCATAAACCAGTTGATCCAGAGTCTTATTGTAATTCAGTCGAATACCACGATCCAGAATAGCATCAATGGAACGACCAATGCTCTGCATCTTCTGAGAATCTACAAACGGTACCTTCATACCCTGTGCCCAGGTGAATACCTTGTAAATATCCTTATTTACGTTAGCCTGTACCAGGTTAATGTCGTTAGTTGCTCCACCAACAAGAGACTGATCATTAGCACCAGTGGTTGCATAACTTACATCCAGGGTGGAGGTAAAATCAACCCAACCACCACCGGTCTGAGCTACAATATCACGAGGCCAAGTTACAGAAGTAAGTGGTTCACGAACCTTAGGATCTCGCTTTTCAAGCTCACCTTCCAGGAATGCCATACCAGTTGCAATGCCTGCTGCATCCATAGCTCGAATACCCGAACCAAGGGAAGCATCTCGCATCATCTGCACATTGTTAACATTACCAAAAGGAACACCAGAAGCCACATCAGTAATAATATTCGGCATTTTTCTTGTCTCCTTTCAATTAACCCTTTTGGCGGGTCTTTACGGTAACCTCAGCTACCTTATTAGCATCCAGAATACCAGTAGTCCACTCAATATTAGGAACAGCAACTACATTGCCATCATCATCAGATGCCTCAAAATCACCAACAAAGGAATCCTTATAAGTGCTGTTCAGCTTAATACGTACATAAACCGGACCACCAGCCTTAGGAATACCACGCTTGCACTTTACAGTGCACTGGCCACGAACCAGGACATCACAAGGCATGCTAGCTACATAGTTCGGATTACTCTGCGGATTGAATACATTTGCCTGAATAACCTCACGAACAGCAATGCCTGCAATCTGCTCTGCGGTAGTAGTACCAGCAACAAGAGAGAAAGTATTGTCATTGTTAAGAATTACTGCCTGGCCGAATGCAATATCAGCACCCTTAGCAATACGATTTTGAATTACGCAATCAGCAGTTCGGGAAACCGTACCTGCATAGCCATTATTAAGCTTAATACCAATAGTAGAACCGGGCATTTACTTTTCCTCCTTATAATGTGGATTGTATCGCTTAGCAATCGACATACCAAAGTCATAATCGGAATCAATTGCCTTTGCCTTAGAATCCTTAGTTGCCTTCTTCTGCTTGATATTCATAAGAGTACCATAATCGGAAGAAGTAACTCGGGATCCCTTGATCATACGAGCCAGAGCATCTGCAGCCTTCTTACGTTCCTTGGGATTCTTAATAGCTGCAATTACCGGCTTCATAGTGCGAAGTAAAGTAGCAGAATCCTTCATCTTTTCCGGGTCAACAGTAACAGATTCCTCGTTGTCTGCATCTTCAGTAAGATCATCCGGATCCTCGTCCTCAGTTTCCTTCTCCTCAACCTCCAGCTCATCAAGAGCCTTCATTGCAGGATCCTTATAAAAACCAAGTTCACGAAGAGCTCGAACAACACCATCTGCAACCTTCTTATCCAGGTCATCCGGCTTGTCCTCGTCCTTGGTAATTTCCAGTGGATTTGCTTCCTTATCCTCAGTAGTTTCGCACAGAGCATCATTTACTTCCTCAGTCATCTCCAGAGCATCCTCTGCCAGATCCTCCGGGATAGCATCATGAGCCTGCATGCAAGTAAGAAACTTTCGAACTGCATCTCGAACTCGCTTCTCGTTAGCCATTTAAGTTTTCCTCCTTAAATAATTCTTTTTGCTTTTCTTAATAATCTTTTTGCATGTATTGTAGTTTCTTTAGGTTGTTCATCTTTTATACAAACCGTCTTGCCAGCTCGTCCTTGCTGAACTAAAGCAACATGGTTGCCTCTTATGTTTGTTTGGTAATACTTACCTTCACGTTCAACATACTCACATTCATAGCCAGCCGATACTTCTCTTTTAGCACCAGATTCAATTTCATCAATTACGATTGGATCTCGTACTATGAGGTCAGCAACTATTTTATCAGAATTTTCTCCCTTGCCAACTCTTACATTAGATACTTCACCTTTGGAAAGCATAGACCAATTGTTCGTATCAACATCAACTGTTGGATGCGTATCAGTAAATGCTTTTCCTTCAAAGCTTGCCAGAGTTCGTTGGTCAAAAACCTCTTCAGGCTCCCGATAAACATCAACTATTTCCTGGCCATCTAATCCAATCTCACTAGATAAGTACTTGTAAGTACCTGTTCGTGCAATTGGAACATTGTGACAAATTAGAAAACCCTCTGGAGTTTTTGTCATGTTGTTGCTTATTTTTGAACCATAGTAAGCTTTTGCCATGCAATCACTCCTCACATAGGTTTATAGGGACCCTAATTGGATCCCATATATATTATAACATATATTATACTATTTGTAAATAGGTAAATTAAAAATTTTTGAAAAATATTTCAACAAATTAAATACCAAGTAACTGTCTCTCAGTAACAGACATCTGAGTCTTAGCCTTTTCAGCACCTACACTCTTACTAAGTACCCAGTACTTATATTCAGCTCGAGCCTTAGGATTATGCTTCAGCTTATGATCATTATCAAACTTATCTAACTGAACTCCAATATCTCCGGAATAAGCCTTTACCTTAGCAGCATTCTTAATATAAATATTATTCGCAAACATAAATAGTCCTCCTAATTACTCATAAATTCGACGATCACAATAAATGGAATGACCATCTGTGAAGAACTCATATACAATGGTCATGTTGTTCGCTGGAACAATTTTATCACCAGAATAAAGAGTTTTGTCAGGGAAAATTAACTGATTTTTAGTAGTAGCTCCATTAGCAACAACAATGGTATAATCTACACCCTGCCTCATGTTCTCAAACTCTGCAATAGTTACATCAGACGTTTCTGCAGCTAAACTTACATGCATGTTACGATGACCATTGAGATCTAATCCAGATGGATTATTTAAAAGCTCTACCGTTACTTCTTCAAAGATCTCCATATCTGCCGGATCAAATCCACAATCTGCCCTTACTACGTTTGGCATTTATTATTCCTCCTTTACATCATTTGTTCAAATTGCATTTTACCCATTGTTTGGATTTTACCATTTGTATATACTTTATGTGGCCAACTTATATCATCTATTTCTATTAGTGGTTCTGGATAGCAACGACAGTTCCAAATATTACCTGCATGATAATTACCAACAGATTTCTCACCAGCCAAAGCTTCTGGACTTGGAGGCTCATTCCAATTAACAAGAACTCCTTCCATAATCCTATGCGACTTTCGAACTCTATCTCCATCTTCTGCTGTTCTCCACACGTACCAATGAAGATCTAAGTTATCGCATCTTGCTTTTGTAAGAGCTGTAGTAGTTTTTGAAACCTCAGTTCTTGCAATAAGTTTTGCCGAAGCTCTTGAATGTTTATCTGTTTGTTCTCTTATAACCTTGGCTATTTCAGAAGCTCGCATTCCTTTTAATGCCATATCTGAAATATCCTTAGTTACCTTTTTAGCAACATCAGTAGGTAATGTTTTTATTAAGCTGGCATTTTCTTCAATCTGTATTTCAATATCACTTTTTAAGCCTTGATTTATTTCTCTCATTAGCAATCTATATAAGTATGGATTCCTGGTAGCCTTTTTAGCTGCCATCCTCCAAGTTCTCATATTTTGAACTGCTATAGGAGTTACCATTCTTCTAACTGCCGAGTAAACAAAAGAATTAAACGGTTCTGAGTTTTGGAAGTTTCTCATATCATTTATATACTTTTCTTTATCATCACCAGCAGAAAAAGCAATGTAATGAAATAAATCAGTTAGCTTACTAAGTGTATCTAAAAAACTATCTTGAAGAAGCCTTGTAGTTTTCCAATCATCTTTTTTCATAGCAGTTACCTTAGCTTATTTAGCATTTCCTTTATTCTAGAAACTGCACCATTTACTTCAGACTTTATATTACTATTTTCAACAGAATTTCTAATGTATTCCAATTCTCTAAATACGTCGTTTATTATTTTATTTTTACGATTTGAATCTAATATTTTGATTGCCTTATCAAGCACTTTAAGTACTTTCATAAGATCATCCTTTACTTAAAGCTTCATCATTAAAGACATGGCTTCACTTTGGGCTTTTTCAACAAGCTGTAAAACCTTTCTCGGATTAGACGAATTTTGAATAGCACTTGATAAAATAGAATAGATCTTTTTCACATCATTCTTAGTAATATCAGCATCACAAGTTTTAATTGCCTTTGCTAAAGTATCTTTAGTTTTCATAATAGTTACCTCCTTTATTATCTATATATATTATATACTATATATAAACAAAAGTAAATAGTTAAATACAAGAAATTTGATTATAATTCATGGGCTTTAATTTCCCATTACTTACAATTTCATGAGCAACTTTATCTAAAGCCTCATTTTTATTTTTAGCAATTACTTTGATAATTACTTCTTTACCAGTTTCTACATCAGTAAAACTAGCATACCAAATAGGATCATCAATAGCTTTAATTGCCTGGTTTATTTTCTTCCGGCTTTTGCCGTGTTTTATCGAAAGGAGTTTCTTCAGCAGCACTGTTATTTCCTCCTGTCATATTTTTAACATATTCTTTCATTTGCTGTTCATCTAGCTTATCTTGTTCTTTGTTTTCATTATCTTCCTTTTCTGCTTCGTTTATCATCTCATCAGTAATATTGGACCAAAGGCCAACAAGAGGAGCTTGCTGCTTAAGTTCACGAAGCGCAGAAGCCTTACCAATTAAGCCGCTACCTACTGCAGTAAATACTGGTTCAGCCATCTTAGAAGCAAGGTCAGATTTTTCAAGGTCAGATGGACGTCTTATAGGATTGAATTCAATTTCCATGTCATCCGGGATCTCACCTAAAGTACTCATTGTAATAATCTTAATAAGTTGCTCAAGTGGTTCCCTGACGTATGTTTCTTGCTTTTCCTGGATAGTATCATAATAGTTTTGAAGTGTTTCATCTCCACTATTGAAACCAGAAGGAGATCTACCAAATAGCTTATCAACAGGAATTTCAGCTGCACCGGATATATCAAGCATAAAGCTTTCATATACATCATTTATACCGGTGAAGGAATATTGGTGCATTTCAAAGGAATCTTCTTTGTCCATTGCAACAGTACCAGTATTACACATTAAGTGGTTCATTGCAACCATAGTATCATAAACATGTTGTGCAGCTTCTTGATCTCCCATGGTTAGCATTTGAGCTAAACCATCCATTTTATGAACTCGAATATTAGCAAGGAAAATAAGAAATGCAATGTTTGCCGAAGTATCATCACGTTTCTTTAATTCCGTATATACATGTTCAAGCTCAGAAGCTCCCCAGTAAGATTCAGCAATTTCCTCCCAATATGGAAGTTCTCTACCAATCATCTTAATAACTCTACTATGGTGCATTCTTACTGTCTTACCAGAAGTATCATCAGACACATCATAATAAGCTGGGGTTCCAAAATGCGGATCACTTATATCAGATACCAGTTCAACAGAGGGAGAAACACCAGACCAACGATCAATAATCATACAACCTTTATAATCGCCTGGCATAATGGAATCCAGGTCCAAAGGTTCACTCATATCTTCCTGACCTTCAATAAGTGGAATAAGTAAGCATCCACCATAAAGTCTTGCCCACTTAATACACTTAAGGAATCTTGTCTCGGTCCTTGTTCTTCTCCAAGTATTCATTATATCCTGAATTTTATCCGGATCAATTTGAGACTGAATAATGAATCCATTTTTCATCATCTCATTTGCTGGCTTTTCAATAATTGCCTTAGCAATCCAGTTATTTCTAAACAGAGTATTGAGAGTCATATAATCCCATGTGAATCGTTCCATTACATAACGACCAGTTTGAGAAAGGTTATTGGCTCCCATACCAAGATTAGCTGGAATATTGGTATAAGCATCTAAAGCTTTTTTAGCACTTATAATTCCGGCATTGTCCAATACAAGACCAGGAGCTAATTTGGTTAGACTATCTTGCACGGCCTGCTGCCTTTTTCTTTTTCTCATTTTAGTAGCCTGCCTGCTCATTAGTTATAACCTCCATTATTCCAAGTCAGCCAAACGGGCTTTGATCTTATAATCCTTTTCTTTCTTCCAATACCTTGCCATATCATCCAGCAAAGATTCAACAGAAGGATCATTAGTTTTGCTTCTAAGATCAGCTAATACTTTTATGTATTTTTCTATGCAACCTTTTACTGTATGCATTGCCAATTCAAAATCATAATTACTATAGTTTGTTGGCTTATAGTTCAATTCGCTAAGTAAATAAGAAGAATTAAAAATTGTATCTCCTTTTTCAATTGCAAGTTCAGCTAATGTATCGGCTTCATCATTTGCCTTTTCATAATACTCATTGCAAATATTATGAATATTATCAAACAAGGTTCCTTTAGCATGGATATGAATATGCTTCATATCGTTTGCCAAAGCAACTGCCGAATAATAAGCTGTAGAATAGTTTCCCATTTTTGTTCCCTCCTAATATATTATATATAATATTATATACTAGAACTAGTTATTTGTAAATAGTTATTTTATCAACAAAGGAATAATATATTCCGCTTTCTGATCTTTTGTACGTATGGATTATTCAAAGAACCTTTCCAATTACCAATTCCACAACCCGGATATCTTCCATTGGATCCACCAGCTTTTGGCGTACCATATTCATCATAATATTGGTTACCATGGTAAATATGGTGGATCCATGTAGAAGGAATATCTTTTGTTGCTTTTGGAATAGTTGTGAAAAGTTCTTTTTCCTCCATAAATGGAATTCGATAAATGTAAATGTTTTCATCATCTTCTAATGCTTGGTAGTTGTATCGTTTAGCCATTACTATTTCAGGCATTTTAGAAATTACCTTTCGTATAAAGGAATGGTTAAGCACTTCCTCTATACCTCTTTGTTAATTTCTCACCATATACCTCGTATTGGCTAAAGTTTGTATTAACAATATAACGTAAAGCATCACAACAATGATCGAATTCTTTTATGGGTACCTCATTGCCATTTTCAACCTTTTTCTCATCCCAGCTATACATACCTAACTCGGATATTAGGTTCGGGCAATTATTGGCATTTATAAGTAAATGTCCGGTGTTAAATAAAGTACTTACCTTGGCTATTCCTTCAGCTACATCATTCTTTGCTTGAATAACTCTATCTCCAGCATTCTTATGAGCAGCTATTAAAGGAGTAGCACTTGGATCCATTGCAATATTAGTATATCTTCTTCCCTCATTGAACTGGTGGAAAGCTTCTACATATTGCCTTGGTTCCATTTGCTTTAATTTATCTCTACCGGAATAGTAATATTCATTGTCAACATAAAGAAAGGGGATTGGATCTCCTGGCACTCTTATCTTATAGGCTCTTAAGTAAACCTGAGGATTCTGGGTTCCAAAGTCAGATCCATACATACAAGGTATATCATTTTCCCTTGCTTTAATTGGGAGTACATTAGGATCAGTGTAAGTATTTCTTTCAGCATCAAATGTATCATAAATAATACCAGAAGCTTGTACCCATTTGCCTAATATATATCTTTGATAAAATACTCCCTGGAACATATTGTAATATTTCTGTTTTGTTTCTTCACTTAAACTTGGATTATCATCTAGCATGCAATGGATTATTAAGTACTTCTTTTCTTTAGCTTTATCTATATGGTTTGTTTTGAACCAATGTTTAGGACCTTCTGGGTTACAGTTAAACCAATACTTAGCACCTTCAACAGAACAACGAGCTAAAGCTTGGTTAACAAAACTTTCCGGCATTAAAGCTGCCTCATCAAAAAGTACTCCTGCCAAAGTAATACCTTGAATAAGATCTTGGCTTCTTTCATCTCTGCCACCAAATAAATAGAATGTATTTATTATCTTATCCTTAGCTACTATTAAACAACTTTGACTCTGCCTATCAATTACTTTATACCCTCTGCTAAATAATATTTCTTTTAAACCATTAACAAGGTTACGTCTAAGCGATCCAATAGTTTTACCAGTGATAGCAAAGTTCTGTCCATTATATGAAGCCATTGCCCAGTTAATAAAACTGAATGATAAAATCAGAGTTTTTCCTGCTCTGACACTTCCCTCTGCAATTATCCCATTATATGATTTTTTGTTATTTTCTGGCATCCACCATGTTAATAGTTTTAATTGTTTATTTGAAAAAGGAGACCACTTAAAGCTCATATTACTTGTATAATAGATTTATTGCTTCTATTTGATATATTTTATAATTACCATTTCTTTGGATATGCAATGTTTTCAACAAACAATTAGATAACTTTTCTTTATAGTTAATTATATCAGCGAAAATGAATTCGGCAAAATCAACCATATATCCTGAATGGTTATGTATTTTAACTACTACCATATCATATTGAGATATATTAAATGATAACAGTTTTGAATATAAATCCATTATACTTTCCTCCTTTCTCAAATTGCAGAATATTTTAAGTTTGCTTCTTTTATAATACCATAATTGCAAGCTGCATAACCTGCTATATCAACAAAACTATCTAAATGATCTGGATTTTGTTTTGCTCTTACAAGTTTCAGAAGGATCATCATATTAGCTACATCATCGATACTAATACTTGACTTTCCATCTAAATAAGCATTCCATAAAGCTGCAATCTGTCTAAAATTATTTTCAGGCTTTCCATATTCTTCATCACGATCGCCTTCAACGATTTTAGTTGCTTTATCCAGCATTTCCTTTCTATAGCTCATTATTTACTCCTATTCAGGCATTGTTATAAATTACCATTGCTGCAATAAATAAAGAATATATAAACAAGATCATTTTTTTATTTCCTTCTCTTTATAGCAGTAAAAGGAAGCTTATTCAGCTTCCTAATACTTATTATTTATTTCACGTAAATTTTAATTAAAACAAGCTTTACTGCTCCGTTGTATTCTTCTTTAATTCTAATAAGTTTACGATTATCAAATTCGTTATTATTCATGCATTGAAGCAATTCATATGCAAATCCCTTAAATAGCTCATTGCCATGTTCATCAACAACAAGAATATAAGAACTGCTATAAATGTTTTTTACCAACTTTTTAAGCTTCATTTTGTTTTTCTCCTTTTACTTATTTACTGTATAAGCTTGACCATATGGAAACTTTTCAGAAAACTTTTGGTGTAAACCAACTCTGGTAAAGCCAAGCTTTTCCTTTCCATTATAAACATCATAAAAGAAAATTCCTTTATTTTCTCTGTTCATAATGTATGTTCGTTCTCCACCATTGTCAAACTTAATTTTGAAACTTCGGTGATTAACAATTAAATTGTTTGATCCAATTTTTATCTTAATCACTTCCTTAAAATAGATATACCGGGCACATTGTAAATTTTTGTTTTATTTACATCAAGCGGGACGGGCTTTTATGTACCCGGTATTGGTCGGGATAGCAAGATTTGAACTTGCGACATCTTGCTCCCAAAGCAAGCGCTCCTTCCTAACTGAGCTATATCCCGATATGGAGCGAATAACGAGAATCGAACTCGCATATTTAGCTTGGAGGGCTAACATTCTACCATTAAATTATATTCGCATGTAAGCAAATAACCTAAAAAGTGAGGTGAATCAACAGATGAAATATAGGCATGTTCCGCTATGCAGGTATTCCGCTTAGGTTATTTGCTTTGGCTGAGATAGTTGGATTCGAACCAACGAATTATGGAGTCAAAGTCCAGTGCCTTACCTCTTGGCTATATCCCATGGTACCACTAATGGGATTCGAACCCATATGCCAATTGGCCAGGGATTTTAAGTCCCCTATGTCTACCAATTCCATCATAGTGGCATATGGTGGGCCTTCTCAGGATCGAACTGAGGATCTTTCCGTTATGAGCGGAAGGCTGTAACCAACTCAGCTAAAGGCCCATATAGGATTGCAACAGTAAAATACTTTATTTGAATTAAAGAAGGAACAATATGACTAATGTTGCAATCCTGGTGATATGATCAAAAATTACTCATCTTCATTAAAATCAAGAGAAGGAGACTTCCAAGCATTCTTTTCAGCTTGCTTAGCATTAGCTTCCTTCTTAAACTTTAAACAAGTTGGGCAACGCTTAGGAAGAACCAAACCACGAGATTCCATTGCTTCCTTCTTGCCCTCAGTAATTGTAAATACCTTATTACAATCAACACAAGTAATTTCAATTTTCTTTCTCATGAGTTCTCTACATTCCGGACAACGAAGAGGAAGATCATAACCCTTCACATCATTAAGCTTCTGCTCATAAGGAGGGATCACAAACTTCTTACCACAACGCTTGCATTCCTTTTCAATAGGCTCATAAGTCTTTACCGGTTCACTGAATACATTTTCCACTTTATTTTCTTCCTTTTCATTTTCAATTTTTGTAATTTTACCAATAGAATTATTTTTAATTGTTCTTCTAATGGTTGCTTCAGAGCATCCATAATTATTTGCAATTGCCTGGTTAGAACAACCATATTCTTTAAGCTTAATCATGTTCTTGATCTGCTCTTTTGTAAATTTAATTTTCATGATTATTTCTCCTTATTATTTGTTATATTCTTTACCATTTCTGATATAGAAATTTTCAACAGGCACACCATCAATCTTGATTACACTACCACCAGAATAGCCTTTATTTACTTTTCTTGCAATAGCAATAGCTTCATCAAAGGATTCTGCATCAATGATAAGATAATCAAGATTATGTCCTTCAATCCACCAAGTTTTCATTTTGTGTTTGCCTCTTTTCTTATTTATTTTCTATAATAATTATACCACATTTCATACAAAATGTAAACAATTATTTTTGAATTTATTCATTTTTTTTCTTCTGTTTCTTCTTCGTCTTCCCAGACCTTTTTAGCAGATTTAGCAAGTGCTTCCATGAATCCATCGTCTTCCTTAGATCCACTTTCAAGATCATACATTTTCTTTTTAAGCTCAAATTCTTGTTCAACAACATCCATCTTACGTTCTTCAAGAATTTGTTTATAATCCTTTGGCATATCAGCACAATACTTAGCCAAAAAGTCCAATGCTTTTAGCTTATCATGTAATTCAATTGATATACCATCACGCCCAGATTTAATGGACTTAATAAGTTGTCCATCAATTTGAGAAGTTGGTTTTAACTTAATAGAATTTGGATATATTTCAACAAAATCTGTCATATCTGCAAAAGCTATACGAACATAATGCTCAATAATATCCTCAGCTTCTACCATACAGTTTCTCATGATTCTAGTTTTAAGCCATTGAATATATCTTTGACATTTTGGATTTCGTCTAAAACCATAACCAGCTGCAGAAACATTTTTATAACCAGCTGCAAAGCATGCAGTTTTTATGTTTTTACTTTTTACATAAACTTCGCAAAACCTTTGAGCTGCTTCAGTAAGACCTTCAATGGCCTCTTTATGCTTCATCTTTAGAAGTTCTTTTTCGGTGTATTCATCATAATCGATAGCTTTTGCAGGCATTTTTGTTATCTCCTTACTTATTTACGAAATTGCTCTCGATAATAAGACCTGGAGATCATAAGCTTTTCTCTCATCCTTTTAAGAAATGTTTTATAATTACAACGACTGCAATTATATTCCTCATTGATATAAAACGAGCAATGCATTTCTTTACACATCTTGCAAAAATGTGACTGTTCCTCAGTAATATCAAGCATTGTATAAACAACAAACTCGAACGTATTTTCTCCAAGATTTATTATCTTTGTTGTTATGTTTTGATATTTCTTTGAGGCCATAACATTGGCTAATTTTTTGCATCCTTGTAAGTATGCTTCTTTTTCACTAAATGCATGAAATTTATAAGAGCATATTTTCAATGCAATTCCAATGTTTGGAACTTTATTTTGCATTTAGTCCACCAGCCATTCTCTTAGAAGCAGCAACTGCAGCTTTATCAACAAGCTCATTGTCAGGGTTTCCAGAATGGCCCTTTACCTTTACAAATCGAATGTGGCATTTTCTATTTTCAAGCTGCTTAAGCAACTTTTCCCACAATTCTTGATTTTTTACTGGAGTACCACCTTTAGTAAACCAGTTATTTTTCTTCCAGAAGTCTACCCAGTTATTATTGATTGAATTAACAACATAAGCAGAATCTGTATGAATATATATCGAATGGACCACATTGGTTCGTACTTTTACTACTTCATTAATGATATGATCCAAAGCTCTTACTACTGCCATAAGTTCCATTTCATTGTTTGTAGTTTCCGGTTTACCACCAGATACTTTAAGAAATGGCTTATCAGTACTTTCTTCGTTGTATGCAATAAATGCATAACCACCAGGACCAGGATTTTTCAAACAAGATCCATCAGTAAAAACGTTGTATGTCATTTTGCCACCTCAGCCCTAATGATTTTTCTATACTCATTTACGAGTAAAATGAATTTTGCATATATTTCATATCGACTATTTGCTTTGTATTGAGAATAACCAAATCCAACATCGATAAATACCCAACAAAGATTTTCTTCTTTTCTTTCTGTGGAATATTGAATTTGACTAATATTGAACTTATATTTTTTCGATATTTTTTCTGCTGCTTTTTGAATTTGCTCATTGCTGAGAGCCGAATCCCTACCTAACAGGGTCGCAACTTCTCGTGCAAGTATTTGCCTATTTTTCTTGATTCTGCAATCAAGGTTTTTAATTTCATGTATTTCCATGCTTATCACCAGTATGGATATAGGAGGGGATAAACCCCTCCGTATAGCCTTTTCAACAAGAATGATTAGTCGTCAAAATCGAAGTCGTCATCATCGTCATCATCTTCCGGCTCCGGCTTCTTGCTCTTCTTAACCTTTGCCTTCTTAGACTTCTTTACAGGCTTCTCATCTTCATCCTCAGCCTCATCATCTTCGTCGTCCATCTCATCAGACTCGTCTTCATCATCCTCAGTCTTCTTGGACTTCTTGGAAACCTTCTTGGACTTCTTGGTAGTCTCCTCGTCTTCGTCCTCATCGGCCTCTTCGTCATCCTCATCAACTTCCTTTGCCTTCTTAGTCGGACGACCACGCTTGGACTTCTTCTTAGGCTCCTCAACTACCTCGTCGGTATCCTCATCAACCTCAGACTCCTGATCATCATCAATGTCACCATTCAGGAAGTCCTGATAATAACGATCGATCTTGCGAGCATTGCAATACTTTACTGCATTCAGCATATCAACAGCAAAATCAGGGAGACTAAGAGCTACCTGAGCCAGAATCGGATAACGACGAGATACATCTACACGCTCAGAAACCGAGCCATTCTTGACGATCTCTACTACCTGCTTTACGGAATAATTTTCAGCCATTTTTGAACTCTCCTTTAATGTTTGGTTTTTACCAATGAAATTTTATTTGCAGTTATTCATTTGGAATAACCTTTGCAACAAAAGTAAAACTATCTTCCTGCATAAGCTTTGTGATATTGTTTACAAAGCAAAAATCCTGGTTTGCTCTCAGTGATACATAAACGTTTGCATCTCTGTCTACTCGTAAGTTGTAAAAATTGAACATTCCAAGTTTGATAGGATCATCGATTCCATCCTGCTTTGCAATCAACTTAAGTTGGTGGCCAACAGATGAAATGAATTGTAATGCATTGTATGCTTCATCTTCCAGAAACCTAAGCTTCAGTTCAACATCGAAATTGCCTTTAGCTGAGTGGCCATTGTAGTAGCCTCTTGCCTTAATGTTTTCTGCTTCCATTTGTTCACCACCTTCCCTAAGAATATTATACCACAAACGGAATCATTTGTAAATACCTTTTTTGAAATTTTTTCGACTTTTTTCTTGCTCCCTAAAGAAGCTATCTCGTGAGGATTTAGAAGTTTTGATTATTGGTGCTTCACTTTCTCTTTTTTCTTTTTTATTTATTTTTTCTTTTTTCTCTTTACTAGTACTAGCTATATCTATTTCTTCTATTTCTTCTTTTATAGAAGCTATATCAACAGAAGTAGTATTAGGTTTAATTCCCTTTAAGCCATAAAACAAATCATCTATGTTTTTCACATCAACAATAGCATATAGTCTATCATCTTTCAGGAACTGAACCAGGAATACAGGAACCTTGTGGGATACATCAGCATGAAATTCAAGTTTCTTCATATCCAACCTGGACAATCGATAACTTAAACTGTCTGTTGATTTAAGCTGTACCATCAGAGTTTCATTTTCTCCGTCCTCTTTTACAACCCACCCAGCCCCGGATGCTGGAGCAGGAGTTAGGCCTAAAGCCTTAAGAGTACGTTTTTCATTTTGCGAGTAAAATTTGCCAGATCTTTTAGGCATTAGTGGTACCACCTTTGCTATACAAATTGTAAAAACTTTTGGAAGAAATTTTGTATACTATTACTAGTAAGTTTATTACTTTTTAACTAAATTTAGTATTTATTTTGATACGAATTTTATTACTTTTGCTAAGTACGAGATATAATTCAGAAACACAATAATGAACGTAAACAAATACAAATACTACATAATCAGGCCTTACCAGATTCAGATAGCCCAAAATTGGAAGGGTATGCTCCTTTCTATAGTAAATTGTGTGAGTATTGCTCAATATTTAATTTTTAATTTGATAATGCAAGTTTAACATAAACATAGCCACTATTAGAATGATTGGAATGTCTACCAAGCTATCATCATCAGCATAGGGAGCCAATCCCCTATGGACTGGGATAAACCCAGTTTCGAAATGGTTAGATTCCAATGGTGAAGTACATTACAACAGGAGTAAAAAGAATGAGACCCCAACCAATTAAAGCTGCAGCCTTTTCAGATTTAGTAAGCATTTATAATACCTCCATTAAATTTCACAGATATGAATACTGAAATGAGAAGCAACACGAGATCCATACTTCATGATCAATTCTTTTTTGATCTTAGTATATATCTTAAGAGCTTCCTCAGCACTATAAATGCCTTTGCTTTCCATCACCCCGTTAGGGGTTGCTAAGATTACCTCATACAATTTCATTTTAATTAACTCCTTTTTGTTGATTATTTGTTTTTGTTTATTATCTTTACCTTGATTATATTATACATCATTCTAAGCAGTTTGTAAACAGTTTTCTTGCATTTTTTCAAAATATTTTTTAGAATTCTTTTGTAAACTTATCAGGATTCGCTCTAAATGGACTTAAAGCAATGCATGCTCCATCAGCAGCATCATCATTCATAAAGTACTTATTACGATTAGATTTACCTCTAATTGCATCTTCAAATCCAAGTTTTATAATATAAGCAACAGAACCAAATTTCTGAGGATCCTTTACTCCTTCAACAGGAGGGAATATAGGTTTAGAACTACCAAGTACTGCTGACTTCCAAGCTCTGGTATCTATGCTATAAGTGGTAATACCATATTTATATCCAGTATCAACAATATATGCAATTAAAGCTCCAGTAGTTTTTAAGTAGTCTGGTCTTAAATCAAAGCCTGCTGTATAGGTTCTTATACGTTCACATACAATAGCAATATCTTCTGGTGGATATTTCTTAAGGCAAGATTTAATGGCCTTTTCCAGTACTTTTGCTAATAGTAGCCTTTTCTCTGTTTTTGTTTTTACATACTGGAATTCAATACAGCTAACTTTCTTTAATTGCCCATTAACTGCAATTGATATACCAGTTCTTTTATAGCTTTGATCTAATCCAATGATACATTTCTGACCTTGGTATTGCCTATTCTTTCTTGCGTCATCTGATTTTAAAGCTTTTCCCATAGAGGTTGTACCTCCTTTGGTAACTTAATTCTACCTTTACCAATATTCCAACAAGCATCTCTCATTGCACAGCTTTCAGCTCTTTTGCAATCGCATTTATTACATTTACGTACAGGAACTTTATGCTCATTGATAAATTGCTTCTTGTATGCCTGGATTTGCTTAAGCCTATCAATATATGGTTTTACCTTTTCCTTATCATAATATACTGGGACAACAGAGAAATTAGAATCATTCTTACTATCCCTGAGTACAAAGCCACGTTTATGAGCTTTACCAGTATATTTACTTAATGCCCATAAATAGAAGTTTATCTGTTTCTCACCAGATGGATGGCCTTTACTTTTTTGGAATGCATAGCTATTCATAGATTTTACATCACAGATTAGTTCTTCGCCATCTCCAAAATCAAGTAAAGCATCAATAGTAAAATTAAGATCATATTTTTCAAGGAAAAGAGTCCTTTCAATAGCTACATCAATATTAGCTCTTCTAAATAACTGGTACCATTTTTCATGTAATGCATTACCGGTAGCAAAGATTCTCAACAAACCAACAGGAAGTTGTTCACCTTGGTTCATTTCATAGAATAAGGAAAGTAATTGTTCACGGTAGCAAAATTCATTATCACTGGCAATTACAGCAGAAGCATGTAAGCCATATCTATTTTCATGTTCAGTAGAAGTATAATATAGTTTATTAAGTCTTGATTCGATTATCATCGGCCAAGTATTATTTCCTTGCTGTGCTTTAGCAAGTTGTTCTTTCATACCCATTATTTTAGTCCTTTCAACAAATGCAATTCTGGTTGGTCCAGTTCTTGAAGCCTATGGATTATAGGTTAAGTAGAATCCAGTCCAACCAGAATACATTTTGGCATTTTTATTGTGCTCAGATTGTATAGATAGCTGCTAGAAGTTATAAAAAGTATGGTATTTTTAATGGTTAAGTATTGTATTGTTCTCTTCTAAGCTTCATAAGCTCTTTTCTAATAGGTACAATATCATCATAACCAACAAAACCTCGGTCAAAGAAGAAAGGCATTTCACATTCAGCAAATGGATTAGATACCTTAGATTTCTGAACCTTAGCTTTCATAATAAGTCCAACCTTTTCAGTATTAGCTGAAATATTAGGATTCTTATTGGGGATCTCAATCCAAGCTCTACGAGCTACCTTGATACGAAGGGAAGAATAGAACTTAATAGCTCTGCCTCCTGGAGTAGTATCTTTATCACCAAAAAGCATTGCATTCATATTATCTCTTACCTGATTGATAAGAATTAAAGTTGTTCCAGATTCTTCGCAGGTTCTAACAATAGAAGGAAGCATCTTTGAAAACAGTCGAGCAACTCCACCGATTCTAACTTCATTCTCAGCATCTTTTTCAATCTTGGTAATATCATCTTTAGGCTGACATGCTGGCACTGAGTCGAGACCAATAATAGGTATACCAGCTTTTGCAAACTTAAGTACATCATTTAAAGCTTCCTCACCATAGTTAGCTCGATGAACGATCATCTTACCTTTTTGTACTCCCATTTGAAGAGCTCGTTCTTCATCATAAGTACCTTCAATAGGAATATATAAACCTAAAGAATGAAGTGACATTAACCAGTACATAAGAGAAGTTTTGCCAGAACTCTCAGGACCAAAGATCTCAATAATACGACCTTTAGGCATTCCGCCACCAATAATATTATCCAAAGCTTCAATCCTGGTCTGCCATCTTGGAATTTGCAATGAAGCATTTTTACCAACAGTAAAGATAGAACCTTTACCTGATTTTTTCTCAATGTCTTTACAAAGCTTACTAATTTCAGCTAAGTCCATTTTTAGCACCTCGCTCTTGCTAGAATATTGGTGTTATATTTTTCAACATGCTTAAAGTACTTTTTCTGATTGAATTCCAAAGCTCCAGATTCTTCAAGCACTCTTAATACTCTTGCATTTAAGATACGCTTTTCAATTCTTTCCTTTAGATCTTCAACAGATTTATACTTACCATTCTTTCTTCTTTCTTCCTCAATTACCTTGGCTGCCTTTTCTCCTACGCCCTTAATAGATAATAAGCCTTCCATTATGCATTGTTCTCCATCAATCTTTTGCAATGAATATAAAGCAGTTCCGTTAACATGAGGAGTAAGAATTAAGCTACCTTGCTTAACTGCTAAGCATTTGTATTTCCATTCCTCAGCATCTTTAGGAGCATATTTAAGATTTACATACCAGAAATATTCTGGATAATGGATCTTATAATACATTTCAATAAGAGAGATCATTGCATATCCAGTGGCATGTCCTTTATTGAAAGAATAAGTCAACAGTTTCTTAAAAATATCTGAAGCTTCCTTTTTCTCAATACCATTCTCAGCAGCTCCTTCAAGGAACAGCTTCTTAATTCTACCTTCCTCAGCATCTCGTTCCTTTACAGCACGTTCTGTCATCTGAGTACCTTTCATGAACTTTAATACCTTATCAGCATCTGGCCATGGAAGCTTGCCAATCTTTCGACAAATAGTAGTAATTTGTTCCTGATAAACTACGGTACCATAAGTTTCTTTTGTTAACTCATAGAATACTGATTTATCAACAGAATCAGAATGGATTTTATTATGTGCATATTGTTCTGGCATCTTTAGTCCAAGAGGACCTGGACGGTTTAATGCATTTGCTGCAATAAGATCTTCCATGCAGTCGCAGTGGATTTGTTTAAGAATATTTGCAGCAGCTTTACGCTCAAACTGGAAAATAGCTTCTGTATTTTCTTCTCTGAACTGCTTAAATAATCCTTCATCTTCCAGCCAGTTATCTTCATACTTTTCTCCAGTAAGTTCTTCAAGTTCCTTTACAACAGATAAAGTACGAAGGCCCAACATGTCAAACTTAAGAACGGCAATTTTCTCAAGGTTATTCAGATCAAATGCCGAACTAAGTTTTTGTCCATGCTTTTCACAAGCACAATAATCAGTAATATCAGTTCCCACAATAGCTACACCAGCTGCATGGGTACCAAAGTATCTGATCTTCTTGTACATCTTGCTGAAATGCTTTAGAATGTTTTGAAACTTTGCATTAAACTTCTTGCATTGATTCTGATATTGTACTTCATTATAATCAAAATCCAAAGTATCTTTATCGACATTGTTCCAAACATAAGCTTTAATAGCCTTTTGATCAGCTGGATCTTCAACACCACAGATTTTGAAAAGATCATTCAACAGATTATCTGGTTTATATAATCCATAAGAACAAATTTGAATTGCCTTGCCTTTGTACTTATTGATAAGGTGATCAATTACTTCTCCTCGTCTAGAAGTTTCAAAGTCCATATCAATATCAGGCATTTTCTTCTTATCCATTCTTAAGAATCTTCTGAAGTCCAAGCCAAACATTAAGCTATCAACATCAGTAATACCAAGAGCATAAGCAACTTCACTATTGCAAACAGAACCACGACCTGGTCCGACTGCAATTCCATTCTGTTTAGCCCACTGTACATATTCCTGAACGATAAGAAAGTAGTCATCAAAGCCATGCTCTTTAATTACTTCAAATTCTTTCATGCAACGCTTCCAGTATCTTTTATTATACTTTCCACGTTCAATAAGTCCTTTTTTGATATTTCTTTTAAGTAGCATTAAGCTATCTTTTTCTTCATCAAACTTTGGAAGTGTGGTAGTAAGTTCACTTAAGAAGTCAGGTTCACATTTATCAACAAGTTCTTTCACATTGTTTCTAAACTGTTTAGCCAGAGTTTCAGATCCATGCATTTTAATGAATCTCTTTTCAAGTTCATTAGGCTTTGGCATGTACCTTTCTCCGTATACAGCTTCAATATTCTTGTGACCTCGAACCTCATGCATTTTTAAGTACGTATCCCAATCTTCTTTTCTGCCATAGTGGCTATCAGAAGTAAGAATACATTTAATGCTAAGTTCCTTTGCCAATTTCATAAGCCGTACATTTACTTTTTCTTGAAGTTCTGGTTCAGAAAGCTTGTATGGTTGAATCTCAATGTAGAAGTCATCACCAAAGATCTTCTTAAAAGCTCTTGCAGCTTTATAAGCAGGTTCAGTTTTATCAGCAGATAATTTATTTGAAATATATCCGGCAATACAAGCTGATGAACAAATAATACCTTCATGATATTTCTTAAGAAGCTCAAATGTAATAATCGGTCTGTAATAATAATTATTTGCGTTTGCTTCAGTTAACATCTTATTCAGATTTTGATAACCCTTTAAGTTCTTAATGAATAAACAAAGGTGGTAACGTTTTTTAACCTGCTTGAATTCTGGCATAAAATAAGCTTCAATACCAAGAATCGGCTTAATACCAACTTCCTTACAAGCCAGCCAGTGATCGATGATACCAGAAATTGTACCATGGTTTGTAGTACCTAAAGCTTCATATCCATATTCCTTAGCAAGTCTGGCATTTTCCAAAGGTTTACCAAAGCCATCAAACAAGGAATAATCATCATGCCTATGTAAGTCTGCTGCTAGCATTTATTCACCTTTTCTCCAACGTCTTGTAAATGGTTCAAGCCACTTTGCATTTTCATTATTATCAATCTTATCCAACAAATAAGAATAAGCTGGCAGGTTATTTACCATACCATATCGATAATACCATTCAGTAAAAAGAGCTTCAATGTAGCTATCATCTACCCATTTGCCTTCGTTCCTCATGAACCAATTCATATCAGGACCAGATAAAGCTAATTTACACAAGCATCTAGCAATGTGGTACCATTCATTGTATTTATGTCTATTGTATTTGTAAATAGGTACAAATTCTTCCTTGAGCATATTATCAATAATTTCTTTATCTCGTTCATGATAAATATGCATTGAAGTTGCTGTATGATAATAACTACCACAAACAATTCCGAGTTCATTTGCAATTACCATTTGCATATTGGTAAACATAAATACATCGTAAGGCATTCCCCAAATGCAGTCATTACTTCTCATGAATACATGCATATTCAATCTTGAATTTCTAACTGTAAATTGAAGCATTACCGTACATGGAATATCCTTTGATACTGTATCAATATCATCACTATCATAAATAGTAAGTACTGCCTGACGAGTATCTTTATCATCCTTAAGCTTGTTGATCAATGCCGGAATCTTATCTGCAATACGTGAACCATAGTCACCATACATTGTAATACCATTGTCAGAAAAGTTTTTCATATTTTTGTTAAAAATGGAAGTTACTCGTACATCATTGACACTACTGAAAATGTATAAGCTTTCAACAATAGCATGAAGTAAGTTCCACTTACGATTTTTAATGTATGCCATATTGGAGGCTGGCATTTCGACTTTAATAGTTTCTTGAAGAAGTTCTTTAGTAGCTTGTCCTCTTGGCTTTACTGTGGATCCTTCATCAATTACTTTTTGAATTACTTTTTTGTAAGCCTCTGCAAAAGTTCTACCTACAATCATTTTTATTCACCTCAAATGTTTAGGATAATATTTGCAAACCCATCTTTTCTTGCTTCGATTTTACTTCTATTTGCCAACAACAACTCGTTGAATTCCTCTTCATTCTTCTCAGCCGTTTGCATGATATAATTTATGCTTCCATAAAACTTTACCATATTAAGATCACTGTGAATGAAGTAACCATTCTTATCAAATTCACTTGCAAATAGTGGCATTGTCCAATTTGCTAAGCTCTCAAAGCATCTTGCTGTAAGCCAACCCATTTCATATTTATCTTTAGGAGCAACAACAAGAGAATATTTACAAGCTTTAAGTACCTGGAGATAAGCACTATATGCTAATCTATTATCTACCTTAGTATCATAGTTCTTGGAGAATACCAGTAAACCATTTCTAATATTGCCCTGACTATCATAAACAAACTTTGCAAGTTCATCTTGACGATTGAGGTTATTGCCTCCGAAAAGTACAATATTGGATTTTTCTACCTTATCATTCTTAGTATAGAATAACTCAGGAATAAATCCATACATTTGCTTTGTTGTAATTCTTTTAATGTCATGCTTCCAAGCCTGGTGTAATACCAAGTCAAAGCTATTAACAAAATCAAGATACTCAAAAGCAATTGTATCTGTCATGATAAACACATGATAAGAAAAATTCTTCCAATGGTTCCTGCACCAGTTAAAATCCATAGAACAAGCTTTGCCACCAACAACAACAAGAATGTTTTGGCCATTCTGCTCATCACATACATCTTTGATCCGGTTTAATTCAAACCATGCAGAATTCTTATCTGCCTTCAAACTTCTTAAGTATTCTGTTCCGAGTTTATATACCTTGATCATTTCATTTTCGCCTCAATTCTTTTTGCATAAGCTACAGCCAAGTTTCCAGCTGCATTCTCATTTTCGATAAACTGTACAGAAAATGTAGATTCACACTTCATAACCTGAGTCATCATCTTATACTGAATATCCATATATTCTAATGCCTTAGCATTATCTTCAATATGAGTATAAGTAGAACACAATAGAATCTGTTCAACAAAAGGAATTTCAGAAATGAATTTATCAAGCTTTAATACTTCATCATTTTCATAGCCTCTGTACTTTTTACCATATACATATTCAGAAATATAAGATCTATCAAAAATATATACATGGTTATAATTTACATTAGCCAGAGATTTTCTTAAAGCATTGATAAAGTCATCCTTCGTAATGTCTGCCATTTTTTCTTTTGTTACTTCGTATTCATTATTTTTAGCTGGACGTTTGTTTTGAATTTCTACTCGAATTCCATCAGCTTCAAGAATATTTGCTAATGCATTGATAAAAGTTGTTTTACCAACCTTGTTGGATCCTTCAACAATTAAAATCATTTTTTGAACCTCTTAAAATTCTTATTGATTTTATTAACAGTGGAAGTATATAACTCAGAAGCATTGATTCCAGAATATAAGCAAACATTAATTAAATAAATTAAGCAATCTGCAATTTCCATCATCTTTTCTTCTCGGTTATAATACTCATTACGACCATTATCTTTCCAACGCTGATCTGCTTGAAGAACTTCTCCGATTTCACCAACCAAACCAAGTACATGCTGCTTCATCATAATTGGATCATCAAAAGGAACATTTTCATATCCAAGAATCTTTTGAAATTCTTCTTGATAAATAAACAAAGAATCTAAAGCACTTTCCGGTTTTAATTCTTTATTCATCATCATCTTCCTCTTCTTCCTCGAGGTCTTCCATAATGTCCTGAATATCTTCTACTTCGTAATTGTCAATGAACTCATCGATAAGATCTTCCTCATCAAGCTTTCTGACTTCCTTCTTGCTCATGCCAAGTTCATAAGCAATTTCCTTAAGATCATCAATGTCAAGATCTTCAAGTTCCTCACGAAGTTTTTCTTCCGGACTCTTCTTAATCTTCTTAGACTTTTTCTTAGACTTCTTAACTTCCTTTACTTCTTCCTCTTCAGTATCATCTTCATCTTCATCATCAGATTCACCATAAGGAAATGCCTTTTCAAAAATATCCTTGACTTCAAGTTCAGTCTTTGGCTTGGCCTTCTTATTATTGAACTTTGCCTTATCAAGAGGAGTAACAACAAAGGAGGAACCCATTCCCTTGCCTACCTTCTTGATCTTATAATCACGATCCATAATGGTACCAAACGTCTCATACATTTCAATCAGGGACGGTACGGGAGAAATACCACTTGCCTTAAATACCAGAAGTCTTACAGAATTGGAATCATAATCCCAAACAGACCAAACAAAGTTTTCAATAATTCCGATACCCTGCTCACAAAGTTCACAATTCTCATGGTCCTCAGGATCCTTACACAAGGTATAAATCTTAGGATCCCAGTTACTATGGAACTGAAATTCAAAACCCTGATCAAGTTCCTGGAGGAAACGAACTCGCTTAGAAGAATCTGCTGCAATATACATTACATCTCTCTGGGAAGAACCAGACTTAGCAATGTTTTCCTTCATCTTTTTAATGAGATTTAAAGCCATTTTAATTTACTCCTTTAGAAAGCTTTTTATAAAGATCTTTATACTCGGCAATAGTTAAACCAAAATTAGCTGATGATTTATCATTTTCATTTTCAACAAAAATATCAAATTCCCAGCCGCAGTTGCAGCAAACATAGCCTTCAGAGCTTCTAATTGGTTTGCCACATATTTTACAAAGTCCATTTACCGGACCATAAAGAATATCATCATCTTCATTATCAGTGTAATAACCATTTAATGCTTCTTTAATGTTTTCTTCTACTAATTGTAATTGCGTCAT